GGATCCAGATCGGCATTCCTGTCATCCCACATAGGACTATTGTCACTGCTGTCTCCAGTAGTACCCGACACTAGCTTCTCCAAGTAAGCACAGTCTTTCTTGCTCAGCACATCATAGTAAGTATCATAGACCCATCCTATACTCTTGAAGTCTTCGTACACTATCATGTCTGCATCTTCTGTCCTGTTGCTGTTACCTGACCTGAAAATGCGAAGCTTTAGAGGGTCTAGCTTCTCTAGGACAGGCTCTCCTCCTTGTATATCACAAAGATAATGCTCTTCCTTGCATATCAGGGAGTCCATGATACCTTCTGTGTCAAAGATATTCTTGAAGTCATACTGCTTGTCATAGTGCTTCAGAAGCTCATTGGCCTGCACCTCCCTCATGTCCTGATACTGATACTGGAAGTAGTCATTCTGCTCATTGAGTCTCTTCTGATAGTCTTCCTCCGACATACTCTGATTCTCAATCAAAGCCTGAAGACTCTCAAGCACGGCATCTCTCTTTCTGTTCTCAATATCACTGATGGCATTGGGATTGGTCACTACCACATGCCAGTCAAAAGGTCTGTTGATAGCCTCTCCCTGAAGCAGGTTCAAATATGAATTAATAGTAGGGTAGTGCTGAAGGGTCTCAGGAATAAAACTCGCATCCAGGTTATTGGGATTAAGGACATAGGCTATGTCTTCCTTATGCAGCTTCAGGTTCACAAGGTCATAGTTGATTTTCTTATGCCTGCATGAGAACTTGACAGGGGAGCTGTTCATAAGACTACCCTTGGCATCTGCAAAGTCTACACATTCCTTACCCCATTTACGCCCCTTTTGCTTAAAGGAAAGCTGCTGGCGAGGGAATCCATTAAATAATGCTATGTTCATAGTCTGTACATTCTATTTTATTGCAAAAGTAGGGAGAATTACACACCAAAGCAAAAAGGTTAATTTTTTACTATCCACAAGTAAAAAGTACCTTATTCACTGTGTGAACTGGTTTTGCCAGTCCATCTCAAGATAATCCTCTTCCTTTCCCTTAAAGTTCTTGCTCCAGTATTCATCATTGAGCACCTCATCTGTATCATCGGCTCTCAGGTCTCTGTCATCATACTTTCCTCCCATAAGTCTCAGCCTGTCTTCTCTCAACAACATCAGCATTCCTAAAGCCGAAACACGGTCAAAGTTCTTCCAGGGATTCCACTGTGACAACTCCAGCAACAAGGCTTTGTTCTTGATAAAATCCAGGTTATGCTTGGTAATGACTTTCTCCTCTCCATTTTCTACTATTATCTCTGTCTGTGGAGTAAGCAGCCATTTGGCTATCCTGCTTCTAGCATAACCATTAATGGACTGTGAGGCATTGGTTCCCTTTGAGGTGTTGCCCACACCTCCAGGCTTTGTCATCTGCTTATCCACAAGTATCTCAAGGGTATCTGTCAGTAGGTATGTAGAGTTCATGGTAGAGAAATGACCAAACAATCCCTTCTTATTGTTCTCATAGTTAAGCCTGGCATTATAATACAAGCACAGCCTCCTGCATATTTCAAAATAGTCATCTGCTGTATTAGGCCTGCCAGTATACTCTGCCACTATCCTGTCTGTCATCAAGTCTAGTACAATAATAGAACCCAGTGATACTGTAGTACTCTCATCATTATCATAAGGGTCAGCACCTGCTATGTATCTCCCCTCAAAGATATTTCCCTCTGAGTCTCTCTGGGGGTCTTCAAATATCTCGATAGCTCCCTGCATATTCTTATTATCTTTGTGGGGGAAGAACCTGATTGGAGCATCAGAGGTGGGTACAAATGATACTTTGCCTTCTGCCAGGGCCAGCTGTCCTACTTTGGTGGTGTCATAGAAGTTGGGATTGGCATTAATCTCAAGTATCCTGTTCTCAATATCTGTCACAGGAAACTGGTTAATGCCTCCTTGTATCATAGCTTCTGCTGGAGTGATAGGCATATTACTGACTACCTTGATGATGGTCTTGGGGTCTGAGGTATTATACTTGGCATCAAACCTTTCATTCAGCAGAAAGAGCAAAGAGCCTACAACATCTGTCACTCCATCTTCATTATAGAATCCCTTCAGGTTGATATAAGCTGGAGTAAAGAAGGCAAACCAGGGTCTTCCCTGGTTAGGCTTATCCCATACATTAGGCACTGCATACACGCTATATCCCTTTGGATTGTACACTAGCTCCTGAGCTCCATGAAAGTCTGAATCATCATCACCTGCTGTACCTACAAGGTAAGCCAGACCATAGACATAGGGGCCTTCCTTCATTCCATCGCGTACATTATTATATATATCTATAAGGTTAGGAAAACTACCAAACTCCTCAAACAATATATAACCACGCTTACCACGAATCTTAGATGCATCATCTTTTGATGATAGTCCCAGCAGTATATTCTGGTCTCCTACCTCTGCTCCAGTAGTCTTATCTTTATAGCCTGACCTCCACGACATCTTATTGGGAGAGTCAACAAGCATCCTTCTGGGAAACTGCATATGCTCTGCAAGGAAGGACTTGATAGGGATAAACTTTGAAAAGGTACCATCCTTCTCTGCCAGGTACTCTCTCAAATAAGCAGTAAGGATAGTGGTGGTTCTCTTGTGTGCCTCTTTGTTCTCTCCTAACAACAGGTTATGTGCCATGATAGATGCCAGGCAAAAGCTCTTACCACTACCACGCTTACTCAGCTCTACTGCATGATTACCACCTTCAAAGTTATTATATAGTCCTCCATTCCTGGCTTGGTCTATATAATGGAATCTCCAGTAGGTTGCTTCCCATACAGCAGGGAAGCCCTCTGTTCTTGATGCTCTTCTCTTCTTGGTATCTTTATCTGCCTTTGTCACCATCATAGGCACATAGTTCAGATAGAAGTACATATATCCTGTCACCCACTCACCATCTGAAGGTCTCACATAGCCTTCCCAACATCTTCTTATCTCTTCTCTTATCCATCTTCCATAGGCAGAGTTCTTATTCTTGTTAGGTCTCAGGTCTGTATACCTGCCATCCTTCATATATTTCAAGGCAGCAGGTCTGAAGTAATCCATATCCTCAAGGATATGGGGGTTAGCCAAGTCAACGATAATCCTTCCTTTCTCATCCCTGGGTCTGTCCTTAGCTCTCTGCCTGTCAGGTGACATAAGGTTCTTCACAAAAGGAACAGTCATCACTATCTCCCAGAAGTCCTTCTGCACTTCCTTAGGATAATGACTCAACAGCTCCTCAGTAATCACTGACTGATACTCATTAACAGCAATCCTCTCAAAACTTCTCTCCTCTTCCATAATAAATATTTAAATCTCAACTCTCAACTCTCAAACCTCAAATCTTTTAAAAACTCTCCTCCGATCTTCACAGACAGAAGGAGATCAAGTCAATCTTAAACCTAAACACAAAAACAAATCGTATGAGAAAATAATCAACTCACTTCTGGTTTCGTTTCTTCACAGAAACCACACCAACAATCAATAACAAAAACAAAATAAAACAAGATGTTAAACTTATTCCTCCTACACTCATCTTCAGCCTCTCCCATTTACTAAGCTCCTTCTCAACAGGATAAGGCACTCTGATGGTATCTGTCTTCATAAAAGAATCCACTCTCACCACATCCCTCCATCTATCCCTATACACAATAGAAGTCTTGTATGTGGTGATGGTATCACCACTCTTAATCACATACACCGAGTCTCTCAAATAAATAGAATCCCGCATCACCAGTGAGTCATGCTTCTCAACGACTTCAGCCCTAACAGTCTCCACAGGTATATACTTAGTAGTAACACACCCACTAAGCAGCACACACACAAGAATTCCAGCCAGCACTGCAGCACCCACTTCCATGAGCCTCACAGCCCCAGCCTCAAACAAATCTTGATTATAATCCCGTCTCTCCATATAAATCTCAAATCTCAAATCTCAATTCTCAAATCCCACGATATTCCTTGGTAGCATCAAACGAAGGACAGGCCTTATTGGCAAAATCCCTATGCCCATGAATAGTAGCCTTAGGATAAAGCCTCTTCAACTCTTTCAACAGCGATAGCAAAGCTACCTTCTGCTCAGGAGTCCTGGTATCTTCAGCAGGCAACTGACTATAATCCACATTAGGAATATTAGATACTCCTCCAACATAGCATACTCCAATACTATGAGCATTATGATACAGACAGTGTGCTCCAACAGTATCCACATCCCTGCCCTCATGTACACTACCATCCAGGTAAACCAGATAGTGGTACCCTATATCACTCCATCCTCTCC